GCCCCATACTTCGTTTTCCGCTAGGCTAGGCCTATTCAAAACGAAGACTTCGGTAAGATCCGATTTTAAACTTTGCGTCTAGGAGAGACTAATCCCTCTTCGACAGTTGCAAATACTAAAGTTGTATTTTACTGGAGTGTTCCAATAATATAAAGATTTGTGCCAATAACGGTTGCCAATGAGCATTAAAACAAATCCTAACAGTAATGTTTAATAAGTTGAGTACTTCACAATAGAAGGAAAGGTACATGGTTGTCCCCTAGGGGTCATGCCATCTTCAATATGAGCTTATCACTGTTTCTTGTGGAATTTCGGTCTTGTACTTACTAGTACCTTTCACTGTATTTCACCAGTTTCCAGTACGTTCATTTGGGACCTACTTTTTCCAGAAGTGCCCGACTCGCTACATAAGGGATCTTCCCATTATTGCGTTTCCACATTAGCTGTTGGGTCAACCCGTTCAGATGTAAGTCTCAACGGTTTGATTTTAGGTGTTTTAAGTTTCAGTTCGTTTAACGGAACTGACCCTTGGAGGACTCCAGACCATCTTCGGTAATACCGAATTTGAGCTGGTGTTACAGCATTGAGAGATCTACTCTCACTTTCACTACCTTCTGGTTTCTCAAACTTGAAGATGTGCTCTCCTAATTCAGAAAGGTCGTTCAAGAATTCACAGTATAAAGCATATTGACTGATAAAGTCGATATCGCCTCTATTAGACCACATGAACTTAAATGAATCCTCCCATTGGGGGAATTTAGCTAAGACCATTTGGCACTTAAGCATATAATTTGCTAAGGCCGGGTTAATAGAATATCTATATACTTCATAAAAGAATTCAAGAACAGAGTCTTTCCGTCTCTGGAGACTTCCTAGGTCCTTAAGTTGTTTTTGTAGTTTTGCTAACCTTTTATCTGCCTGTTTTATCGACAGGGAGTTTAAAGAGAGAGTTGTTTCAAACTCTGCCTCTTTAATCTTATTGGATAGTAACTCTCTTTCACTGGCTTCAAGAGACATCTCCCATAGCGAAGGTAACTTATCGGGTCCAAAATTGAACCTAAAGTCTTTCGCCCATGCGAGCTTTTGAGCAAGTTTCAGACGAGCAGGCCGCAATTCCTTAAGAAGGAATTGACCGAGAATATCTCGGAGCGGACTAACATACTTAACAAACTTAGGTGTTCCTAGTTGAAAGAATGATTTAATCTCTTCTGCTGTAGTTGGCATATTAATTGCTAAGATTATAGATCTGACTTGTGCAGATTGTTTTCCTAATGGTTTTGATAACCAAGAGAGAACTCTCCACCCATAGCCAAATCCATATAATAGCTGCGGTAGTGCAACTTGGTATTTCTTACCAAATTGAACTAACGCGGGTAGCAATGCTTGCGCAGATGCTACCTCTTTTAGAGGAATTGGGGAAACGTCTGTTCCCAGATATATGGTTCGTTTTGCGAATTCCATACATCTTCCGGTTTCGGAAATGATACTTTTATGTACATTTACCTCCATCCCTAAAGACTTTAGGATCTCGAGGTACTTAGCCTTAACGGCTGAGTCTCCGACAACCAGATCATCCCCTAAAAGGGCATAATTAGTATACCAAACTCCCACTGGAGTTGTTTTAGATAACCAGGCAGAACACTGTACGATGAAGTGATGAGTTAAGGCTAACATAGCCCAAGAACTCAGAGCACCCATGGGTTGTCCGACAGCATAATGGAAAGATCCATGATACTTGTCGTAACCCATTTGGTAGAAGTCATACTTCCGTCCAACAAGCGTCGATGCCCACCGGTATCCAAACTCAACATCTCCTACTAGGTCATTTACTAAATGAACCTGAAGGCTAACAGGAAGTCTATCAGTTGCAGCTGTAAGGTCAAGACTGTACAATGATTTAACTTCTCCTTTACTTACTTTCGATGAAAGTAGGTTAATCGGAGCAGTCTGGTCAAATGTACCATCTTGTGGAATTCTTCGCAGAATTTCAAAGATTATTGCATGTAGTGGATACAAGGCCCATTGGGTCCAAGCATCTACAATAGCAAATAATCTCACTTTTCCAGCAGCTTCTTCTTTGGCATGAAGTTTACCAATAGATTTCTTAGTCGGTCCGTCTGAAAGGCCAGATTCCATGAATAATGATACAAGTTTAACCAAGTATCTATTATTAGTGAATTTAATCACGTACATGAAATCGTCCCAAATAGGTGACCGATTTAGAGCTCTTAGTTGCATAACTAGATTGACAGGATTTGAGGAATAGTTCGAAACATTCGAAACCACTCCATCAAATGAGTCTTTCAACATCGCAGGTGCGGCTTTCCATATAATGAAAAGTTTAGCCTTTGATGACCATTTCTCTTGAGAAATGGTTTTATGTCCTAAGGCCCTAAAGAAGTGACTTATAAGGGTTAGTAGATCACCGAGGACAGCCATGTCCCCAGTGTTTGCGCTAGTAATGGTAGACAGTTTTGGAGCCCCAACGAAATCAATCTCTCTATAGAGATTAATTACGGTTAATATCCATTTAATGGTATTAAAATGGTTCTCCTTAATTGCCCGTCGGAATTGTTTTGGAATAATTCGAGGTAAACCCCGATTATTCCGTGACACTCTGACTTTACCTACTAGGGCAGTATCCACTAATTTGTGGTCTCCCAGATACTGTTGAAGTAAAACCCCAACAGTTTTCAAGTGCAATGTAACTCCTTTCGGACCCATTGTCTTGTAAAGGAACAAGATTCTAGATATCATCAGGTATAATCCAGAGACTTTACTTCTTCGTATTTGCACTCTACAAAACACGGCTAATCGCAAGAATAACCGGTTTAGTAAAGGTCGTCTTTTTACAGACAACATGGCATTAAAGCTTCTTTTTAAGTTTAAAGGTAATCTACCGAATTTAAGAAAGATGGAAAATTTATTTTTGTTTTTCATTTAATTAAATACGAATACATAGACTGCCAATGCTACCATTGTCATAAGACTTTAGGTATACACTGCTCTCCGAATACGGGGACCTCGTGCCTACTTCCTTTCGAAAGCCGAACTCTTCGATTCGTTGCAGATTATTGCTTAATAACTATTCCGCAGGCCCACGTATCTAACGTGGTATGTGGTATATATAGTGATACGGTTCTGGAAATTCACCAGACCAGGGGATAAATCCCTTTGTCCGACTTTACGGGCTTACACTATATACATTGCACCTGACCGGCTATACGGCCGCAGAATAGGTTTAGTTTATAATCTACCTAGATTGTTTAAACAAGAAAAGTACACTCTAAACTTCAGTTTCCAAGGAACTTAACTGTAGGACTATGTCCCCTCAGCCAAGACCCTCGGGCTGCAGCCAGCGAGTAACATCGCTGTAAGTGACTGATGAGTCATGGGAAATGAGATTGCCGAAGCGCACTCCGCCCCATAACCATCCGCCATATTTGTAGTACTGAGTTCGAAAACTTAGCACCCTCCCTATATGAGTAATATAGAATTTAAATAAATAAACACTACACTAGCCCACATAGGGTTAGAATACTAGTCAGACTCCTAACAGGTGTGCTTACACACCCCAATAAGAGCCTTTCTAGATCGCACAAATATGGTTACTTGCCAGTTTGGGATCCGAATCGCATTGAGCGAAGCGGCGGGAAGCTGATTCCTGCCCGGTTTGTCGAAAGAC